CAAATGTCACCATTTTTAAGATCAGTATCATCTGACTGTTTAGTAGGCTCAGTAGCACTAACAATTGGTCCATTTGGATCAGTTTTGTCTGCACTATTAGCATCGTAGAACGGTGCTGTTGAGTCTTGGTATCCTACCCATGTAGTACCATTGTGGATCATCATGTCTACTTCGTCTACAATACTGTTGTACCATAATGCACCGTCAGCTGTTAATGCTGTTGGAGCAGTTGTACTTGGTGTGTATGTTAAGTATTTCCAGTTACTAGCAACCATATCAAATGCATTACCTGAAGCATCTGTATATAAGTTTGGAGTTGCTGTTGCCGCATTTGAGCCATTGTAAGCTACAAATCCTGCTAAAGCTAATCCGCTGTTAGTATCTGTAATGTGGATGTCACCACCGTCATTGTGTTCAATAACTATTCTGTTTGAAGCGTCAACACTTGCTACAACGTTAGTTAATCCTGCGGAGTTAATTGCGCCTGCAATATCGTCTGCATCGTCAGCCGCACCGTTAGTTGTTACACTAACTGTTACTGCCGCACTTAACGTAGCACTTGCTGGAACAGTTTCTGCAATATCAAATGCATAAGTTCCTGTAACTACTTGTGTTGTAATAATGTCTGAAGTAATTTTAGTATTACCTGTTGACTGTCTTCTGTGTATTTTAAAGTCACCAATTGGATCAGTTGCTTCATCATTGTTAGTTTTGATGTAAACAGTTCCAACTGCTAAGTTCTTACCACCGCCTGCTTTATCTAAGCCGTGTAATGCCGCCTCAGGTGATGCATACATTGGAGCCGCTTTAGTTTCCCACAAGCTAGTTGTTGCGTTCCACATTTTAACTTTCCAGTTAGCACCTAAGTTAGGTTGTGTAGTTTTAACCCAAATACTTCCAGTTGGTCTTGGAGCAGTATCTGTTGACTTGTACTCAGGTACACTAGTATGCGGAGCAATAGTATTTTTAGGTGCTTTATAAGTAGCCGCCGTTAAACCTATCTCTGCTAATAGTGTTGAAGCGTTAGTTGCTAATACAACGTCTACGCCTGTTGAGTAAATCTCTAATTTGTTGTTAACTACTGCTGAACTAACTCCAGCAATACCTGCTGAACCAATAGCTGATACAACATCACTTAATGCTGTTCCGCCACTTGTTACAACAGTACCGTTAATGCTCATTGAAGCACCATTTGAAACAGTTGGATTTGAAATCGTTCCTGTTACAGTTGCCCATGCACTAATCCATGCTGTTGATCCTACTTGTACCCAACTACCATCGCTCTTTTTGTAGAACAATTTGTTAAGTGTAGTAGTAGCAACAATAGCGTAATCACCAATTGCACCAACAGAAGTTTTTGGTACTCCGCCTGTTACTTTAGTAGTATCTGTAATTACTGTAGGAACTTTATTAGTAAAGCTCTGTCCACCAGTAACAGTAGCCGCCGCGCCGTTCCATTCAAAAATACCAAACACACTATTTGCTGTATCGAACCAATATGTTCCATCTGCTGGATTCGCCGCTGGCGCCGTAGCAGAAGCAATTAGCTCTGATGTGTTTAGTGTTGCTCTAGTTACATAAGCTCTGTTAGCTACTCCTAAGTATGAGTAGGCCGCTTGTAACCCGTATTCATTTAATTCACTACCATGTAGTGCATTGTTGTTTGTGTCCGTATAGAAAGTTGGATCTCCAAACAAGTCTGTTAATTCTCTCTGTGAGGTAACCAAATAAGGTTTACCTGCGTTTGCCGCAGTCGTTGCCGCCGCAGTTCCTGTTCCAGCACCGTTCGTTTTGTCTTGTGCGGAAACAACAAAAATCATTGGTACTGTACCTGGCTCAGCTGGGGTATAGAAACTTTCGTCTATAACGCTGACCTGTACTCCTGGTGATACTAAAGCCATTTTATTTTCTCCTGTTGATATAGCATGTTACTATTATTTATACCAATTTGCATAAAAGGCCTCTTTATCTACCCCGAAAAAGGGATCAAAAAGGGCAGGTAAATACATATATGAGACCTTTATGCAAATGTGGCGTTAAACCAGTAGCAATTAACTATTACAAAAAAGGAAAACCTTTTTATAGAAGCAAGTGTGAGTCATGTGCCAGGCACGGTAAGCCTATACATGGTAGTCCTAAATGGAAACAGTCTGGATATGAAAAGAAACAAGTTTGCGACAAGTGTGGCTTTAAAAGCAAACACAAGGAACAGTTTTCAGTATATTATATTGACGGTGATCTTAACAACGTAAGATTTAGCAACTTAAAAACAATATGTGCCAATTGTAGTAAAATTATGTACAAAGAAGGATTTAAATGGAAGCAAGGTGATTTGCTACCTGACTTCTAAGTTCATCAATAGTACCGTTGTTTTCTAATGTTTGTGAAAATTTAGTATGAGCCCAAGCCCATTCACTAGGATGTATATCAGTAGGCTCTGTATCAAACTCAACATACTCTGTAAACCACTTAGGATCTTCGCCACGCTTTACACGCCATACATGTCCACCTACTTCGTGTAGCATTTTTGCTTCGTTAGGAAAACGTGTATCAGGAAGTACCCAATTAATGTCTGGATTGTCAATAATTTTCTGTTTTACTAAGGATACCCAAATACCATCATAGAATCCGTTACGCATACATTCTGTACCAAATTCTTGTAATACTAATCTAGGTGTAATTGTACGTCCAGTTTCTTTTGTCCAAAACTCGTCTACTTTTTCACGCCATTCTCTAGATTCTGTTGTTTTACCATCAAGCATATCTCTGCTCCACCCAAACATAACGCCTACGCTATCTTTAAGTTTATCTGCAAATGATATTTTTTGAAAGTTGTGATTGCTAATCAAATAATCAGCAATAGTATCTTTACCGCTACCAATTAATCCACATACACCAATAATCAAAGTCTGACTCCTCATAAAATAAAAACTATTATACAATAGATTTATCAGGAAGTCAAGTGTTTATTAGCCGATTGTGAATCCGTAGCCTACGCCGCCTGCTACTTGTGTTTTTAGTTCTTCTTCTAGCTTTTCCATTTCAGCTTGTGCTTCTGCTTTGAGTGCATCACCGTTAAGCGTTGAACCACCTTGTGGTCCTGCAATGGTTGCGAACTTTGAACGTGCTTCGCCTAGCATATACTTACAACTAGCAAGGGTATAATCTTTAATCCATTGCTTACCAAGATAATCATTAAGCAATTCACTATCTGGTCTGTGATTATACACATAAAGAAGTAATGTTTCTTCTGCTCTTGGACGTTGTAAAAGTGTTAATTTTTTAGTTGTAGTATTCCAATTGAATTCGATAAAAGAACCAAACATACGTCCTACAAGTTCTTGGTACTGACTAAACATATCATATGTTGCTAGTCCGCCCATGTTAGAACTTGATAACAAGTACGTATTTGTGTATGCCATGTTGAATGGTTCAAATAAAGTACCGCCATCACCGCCACCTGAACGTGATCCAATTGAGCGTCTAAATAATTTCCTAACCTCAGTTACTTCTTGCGGTAACGTATATTCATTTTGATCAATTATCGTAGGCATAAAAAGATATGACTCTTCGACTGAATTATCTGAACGCTGTCTAAATTTGCCAAGGGCTTTTTCTAGTGCAGTTTCATAATGAATAGGGTCAAGTTCAACATCAATCATGCCTCCGCCTAACATAGCGTTTACATAATCGAATACATCTTGTTTTTGTGTGCTTAATGCCATTTCTTGTTCTCCACTAGTATTTATGCTAACGATAAATACTTATACTATGCCAAGACTCAGTTTATACAAACCCGAAAAGGGCAATGATTACGATTTCTTAGACAAAACTATTACCGAAATGTTTACAGTAGGTGGTACAGATGTCTTTGTACATAAGTATCTAGGCCCCGCAAATCCAGACGAAGCAGACGCTACGCCTGCACAACCTCGTTATGATGCTGTTAAAGAAACCAACATACAAGACATGTTGTTCTTAGAAAACAGAGATCGTAAGTATGATCCAGACATTTATAAAATGCGTGGCATTTATAATATACAAGATATTGACTTTGATATGAGTCAATTCGGATTGTTCTTACAAAACGATACATTGTTTATGACAATTCCTATTAATTATAGTGTTAGAACACTAGGGCGTAAAATTATGCCAGGAGATGTTATTGAACTTCCACACTTAAAAGACGAACATGCACTTAATGATTATAGTGTAGCACTAAAACGTTTTTATGTTGTAGAAGATGTAAACAGAGCCGCTGAAGGATTTACACAAACTTGGTATCCGCATTTATACAGAATTAAATTAAAACAAATTGTTGACTCACAAGAGTTTAAAGAAATACTTGATTTACCTTCAGAAGAAGGAAGTACAAATACACTACGTGATGTTCTTAGTACATACGAAAAAGAAATGCAGATTAATAATGCTGTACTTGCTCAAGCAGAAGCTGATGCACCTAAGTCAGGTTATGATACTACAAACTTATATACTATTGCTAAAGATGACAATGGTAACGTAGCATTAAAAACTACAGACATATCAGATATTGATGCAAGTTCACAAGAACTATTAGTTGATAGAATTTCAGAAACACCAACACGCTCTGAGTACAATGGTTATTTGGTTGGCGATGGTGTACCACCTAATGGAGAAGCGTTTGGACATGGTCCTAGTTTCCCAACTAACTCAGTCGAAGGAGACTATTGGTTAAGGACAGACTTTATGCCTAATAGATTATTTAGACAAGACGGTAGCCGTTGGGTCAAACAAGAAGATTCAGTACGTATGACAATGACAAATACAGATACTAAAGCAACACAAAAAGGTACATTTGTTAACAACGCATCACAGAATGTTATTGGTGACGAAACTGTAACAGAAAGACAACCGTTGAGTAAAATTTTAAAACCGAAG